ATGAATCGTCAGTAGAAATTTTGATTGGTCCCTGCTCAAGACGAATAGTCTGTGAAGGTGCAGTTTGTGCTGCTTTCTCAATCAATCTTTCCATCTGGTCTTTTGTGATACCACCATTACTACTACCACCTTCTCCTGCTTTCTTTGCTGCCTGAACACCAAAAGTAGCTAGTACTCCAGTAAAGACACTGGCGATAAAAGTTGGATCTAGTTTCTGCTCAGGGATTCCCAGTGCAGGAGGTAGTTTAATATATGCCAGAGTTAGTATACCACCACTCCAAACAAGAATACCAAGTCTAACAAAGGTAGATAGAATTGCAAGTTGTTCTTCTTTATCGTCTGCTGCTTCTTTTAGTTTACCAAGAATACCTTTCTTCTTGGGATCTTCCTTCTTGACTTCTTCAGGCATGGATCAGCAGTAAGGCAAAACTATTTAGAAATATATTTTTCTTTACTAAAGTGGCAATGTATACTTATGCAATTCTCTATATCTAGCATCAATTTCATACTTACGATTAACAAGTTTGTATGAATATGATTCTCCTGTTATCTTTTCATATTCAGACAGATAATTTCTGAAGATATTCCAGTATTTTTGAGGCATATAACCTGGTGATAGGCATACAAATATAAAATCAAAGTCATAATCATCAAATGTATAATTTTCCTTCAAGTAATATTCTATATTAGAAGAAAAATATTTAGCATGTACTTCAGATACACTCCTTCCATTACTATGTTCTGTGGATCCAAGACTCCTCACACCATGAATCCAAGTATAACTATTAAGTTTATTTTTCCACTCTAACCATCCAACCCAATTACCTTCCATGACTTTACCATCTTGGAAATTGCTAAACTCATAATCAATTACTTCTTCTTCATCAAAATTAAACAACTCCATATTATCAACATATGGATTCCCATTCAACATATCACCATGATGATCAATATTAATAATATCAAGATCATATGCATCATCCATCTCTAAACGATACAAGATCGCATCATGATCATATGCGAACATGACATTATTACAATGCTTCAATGCTTTTTGATAAAGATCAAAGCAATATTCGACTTTATCTTCATCAATAAAAACAGACTGATCTGGAATGACAGTATGATCTTCAAATGCTTTCCATCTTGAGACTGGATTATCATCAATATAATGATTGATTTGTGTATTATCAATCATATCCATGCATGTATCCATGCAATAATCTAAATCAATACTTAATACTTTCATTCAACCAATGTTCCATGTTCTCTACGAATGACACGAAGTGCTTCAAGGTTCATATCTTTAGTGCCACCATCATATGCATGAGCATATCCTTCTTCAATCATTTGCTCGTTAAGGGACACTGTGTCATCCCCGATGTATAACCAACCCAGAAGACGGCCATATTTCCCAGTGCCACCAACAAGTTCAGTCCTAACAGACAACTCATCATCACCAGCCAACGTACCTTCCAGTTTTTCTTTGAGCCAGTTTGTTGCGTCGATTCCAAGTGCCTTCTCCTCTAAGTTTCGGGTCCTCTTCTCTGGCGTATCAACTCCTGCAACTCTAACTCTTTCTTTCTTGTATAGATCAAACCCGAGGTCGATAGTAACGTCAATAGTATCACCATCAAGGACACGGTTGATCTCCGTCACTCGGAAGTTGTAGCAGGACTTCCTGCTTGGTGGTGTCATTGCTCCCATCTTCTAATTCCTTAAATGCTATTCCTAGTATATAGTAGATACAATAGAATGCTCCTGCGACAGCAAGGAATACCATAAAGATCACTGACCACACAGGATCATTCATATTATCTAAAGGACGCAATAATAAATTCATTTCTTAACAGGCCAAGTAAGTTCCATTCCTATCGTGAGTAGTAAAACAAATCCAAATACAAATACAGCACTCATAATCTATTACCACTCTTTGGAGATGGTATTAGTTGATATGCCATCTTATCTCTCAACTTATTTACACGTTCTTCATTATATTGTTTAAAGTTACCTCTCTTCTCTACTTTCTTATAGTAGTGTAGTGCATTGAGAATAATTGCATAATCCTCCATAGTAAGTTCAAAATTCATGGGTTCCTCGGATTGATTCCTAAACTTTTTAAATATTCTACCCACCAATCGGCGTCCTTTATATATCTCCAGTTTGGAACAGGTTTACCTTGAAGCGAATAGTACTCGTTAATCGCTTCATCGATAATCTGTGCGATCTGTAAATTCCTCTTCCTCTTCATCAACGTCTGCATATGCATCTGCCACGAAGGGTCCTCGTTTTCTGAAAGGTTCTTTTCCGACATAAGAGTTTTCTGAATTAACTGCAGACACCCATACAGCAAGTTTCATTACTATAAAAATAATAACCAGTGGTGTGAAGCAACCGATTAAAATTACTGGATTCATGTTTTTACTCCATACTACTAAACCTATGTTCTAAAATAATTCTAAAAAAATGATCTCTCATTGCCAGAAGATTTTCTTGCTCCTCAGCAGGACCACCCGACCATTTCGCACATGCCTGAGAAAGACCTGTATGAATGATACGGACTGCCTCTATTGGCAGTTCTAAACGATAATAATCTTCTTCTTCCATAATTAATTCAAAGTAATTCTTAACCAAGGAAAAATTGGATCTATGACTCCGATAAGTCGAAGTAAACCCTCAGCAAAAAGTGCGAGAACAACCCACCCAACACACATACTGATAATTCCAGCATTGCGATTATGTTTTCGTATGGCATCGTCAATCATCTCCTGAACTTCTTCTTTAGTTACATAATCTATTGGTTCAATATCAGATCCCCACTTTTCAAATAATTTGGTCATTTGTGATCTTTAAAAGGTTCCCAGTGCTGCCATCCATATTTATGAACTGCCCACATACCTATGATAGGAACGAAGACTAGGCACCATGCCATGATGCCAACACCATATGGATTGTTTAATACTGTTCCACAGAATCTAGCAAACTGTAACATCATGATGGATACGCATTTAATAAACCCCAAGATACAAAACCTACAACTGAGGTTAGTATAATTGTTGCTGAAATACTAGTTACTGTTTTCATTTCTTTTTTTCCAGAGTTCTAAGAAATAACGATCCACCTGATATAAGTCTCCTTTAGGTGGTTGCTCTTCAATATTGGACCATTGATTACAAAGTTCTCTCATTTCTTGTGATATACCTGAAGGTTTAAACATTCTCCCGAATGAAGACATTGCAAATGCAAATCGCATTCTAATGCGCTGTTCCATTTCCTCTGTAGGCGTCAGTTTCATAATAGTTATTTTCACCTTTTCTGTGCCCGAAATATGCGGTGGCACATATAAAGGGTAGTGATCCGAAAAGTAGGACATGTGCTAAAGTCATTAAATTTTATCCTGGTAAATTTTAATCAATCGTTCTGCTTGTTTCTTGTCAGACCCACATGGAGCATTCCGTAAACATCGAAGAATCAATTCATCATCACTAATAGATGGTTTAATTGTAAACCCCCATTTATCAACTTCACCTTCAATAGGTGCTTCACATGGATCAAATTCACTTGCCATTAGATAACATTACCTGGAGATAGAGATTGGAAAATTTTAGAACAAGCATTGATAGCATAAGTTGCTCCATATACTCCAGAGAAGATATATGATATACCCAACTTAGAGCAGTACTTCTCAAGTTCCTGACATTTTGTTATATCAGTGGTACTGTGATCAATAATAATATCACCCTCTTCAAGTAAAGGTAGTAACTCATCAAGTGTATCTTCTGCCTTTTGCTCTGGAAGTGTGATCTGAAAGATGCCAGGAATTCTACCAGCACTAGTATATTGCTTACGATCAGATTTAACTGCTCTAACAAGATACTCTAATGAAGTTACGCATCCACTAATATGTCCTGCTTCATATTGTCCACAGGCATTCTCATAGTTAGTACTACTATAACCCCAAACCTCAATTCCCTTTGCAAGCATACGTCGAGCCATACCTTCACCAGTACGACCCAAACCAATCATTCCAACTTTCATGATTCTAATTAATTTACGTGAATAACTCCAGTCATACCTGCTCCTTGATGAGGACCACAGAAGAAAGTATAGTCTCCTGCGTCAGCAAATACAACGTCTTGTGTTTCTCCAGGAGCAAATAGTAATGCTTCTCTGGAAAGATCTGCACGACCTTCTACAATAATATTGTGAGGAGGTAGTGCTTCGTTAATAAAGTGAACTGTGTCACCCGCAGATATTGTAATCTCATTAGGTTCAAATACTAAGTTGCCACCAGCACCCATTGATACATCCACTGCCCATACAGGAAGCGCAAAAAATAGTGTAGCCAAAAATGCGAAGAAGAATTTCATATTTCTCTTACGACTACACTATCTATAGGAGATTCTGTCTCATAAATCAACCTTTTGTTAGGACTTCCTCAACAACTATTTTAAATAGTTTCTTTCTTCCTGATACGGAACATACTTACCAGTTTTAATTTCCCAAGCATGTACTAAATCAGGAATCAACCACTGATCAACACGATAGCAGTATTGCCAGTTAACTGGTTGGATACAATTCATCACAACCACTTGAAAGAATGCTACCGTGTGAATCCAAATAGTAAGCATTACTCTGTAATATATCCGAAGTCTACCAGATACTTACGTGTCAGTGGTGTTGGTTCATATTCAGTCCACATTTGACCAGCAGCACAGGCATTTAGTGCATCCGCAGTCATTGCCTCAGTCTTACCTGCCCAAGATGCTTCTGCTTCCCATGGCCATGCAGACTTTGGATAAGTTGATTCTACCATCTCACGCCAGATAGGAGGAACAGTATCCTCAGGCATGATGATAGCAATCAGACTATTGTCAATCGTTCCTGCCATACAATCTTGTGCGGCGTGCCATCCTTCATGACGCATCACACTCATCAGAATATGTGGACGACCCATAAATCTTTCGTTCAAAAAGAAGTTATTAGAGACAGTGTGGTAGACACCACGATGTCCTACTGGAAAATACTTCTCTGGTGCTAGAAACACCTTAACTCCGATTGTGTTAAGGGAAGAAAGCATTGAGTTGAACTCAGCACTAATAGGATAAAAGGAATCAGTATTAGGATACTGACTAGAAACATCCAAAAGGTTATTGACTTCTTTGACTCCATCAGTACATTCTCCCAGCAGCATACATCCCATTGCATCCATACTGTAGTAACCTTGTGTCAGTTCTTCTTCAGCCTGAACTGGAGTCATCCCTAATAGGCAAGTACCAATTAGGATTGAGCTCAAGGCACTTTTCAAGTTTGTAAACTTTTTCATCATGTGTCTCCTTCAAATAATTCTGAAAATGGTGTTCAATGTTGTTTGTATTTTGATTGCCTTGACTTACCCAGTCATGACAAAATTCATATACTGCACGGCAATGTTCTTCTAAGTGATGACTAAGAGCACGAAAGACCATTGCTCTCATTTGCATACGGTCATCAGCGTATCTCCAGTCTTTTGGAAATTCGGACATAGTAAATATTCATCCTTCTTTAGTATATATCATCATCCTTAGAAATCAAGTAATCATCTTCTTGTTTTAAGATTTCAAATTCAGATTCTAATTTAGCATACTTTACCAAAACTTGAGAATAATCTGATTCCAGTCTATCAATTCGACGTTTAAGCAATTCGACTTGATCTAGAATTTCTTTCTTTTTCATTAGTAATCCATGTCTCCACCATAACGGATACAAGTCTTTTTGTTTTCTGCTGATGCTCTACACCATTGTCTAACGTAAGAATCTGCATCCATAGTCATTTCATAGTGAGCATGGTTATGTAGTGTCCCTATCAATGCTATCATTCCCAGCAACATAAGGGAGGTCAGTGTCCCTGGATTAGTTATGAAGTTTATAAGATATTTTTTCATAAAAAAAGGGGGATGCCGTCGCACCCCCAGTATAACATCTAGATGTCTATGTGTCTACAAGATCAGAA